CACCGTCACCCTGAAAAATCCTTCGCCCGCGTTCAGCAACATCCCGCTGGCAGACAACACCCAGAACGGTCTGATGCGGATGGTCAGCGGGAACGTCACCGACTACGTGGGCGGCGACAACCGGTGTCACGCGCTCCCAGCGATCAGCAGCGGCGGGACCAGTCATTACTACGATTACGACGACTTCATGGGGTTGTCTCCCAAGTTTGTCGGGTGGAACAATGGCGGTGGCGCTTCAGCAGTCAGCGCCATTGCGGCTGCTGCTGCCACTATTCCATTCGGTTTTGTTCAATTGGCCCCCGGAGCTGTGGCTAACGGGTATTCCCGTCTTTATGCTAATGCCGTTTTTATGGGTAATAACCCGATCATCTGGCGGACCTTGGTAAACCCAGTTAATGCCGGGGCTACATCGCAAACCCAGCATGTAATCGGATTCGCTTCTTCCAACTCCGCTAGCATCGCTACTACCGGGTATTATATTGTTATTTTCTATCAGGGAAACGGAGGCGCTAATTGGCAAATACAGGTTCGTTCATTGACTGCGGCCACCACTGTGGATTCAGGCATTGCCGCAACTCTTAATACGTGGTTCGACCTGAAAATCATTGCCACTTCGACTTCTGTCCAATTCTATATTAACGGAGCTTTGATCACCACCATCACCACTAATATTCCTCCGGCTAGTCAATTGCTTTTCCCATCGGTGTTTATGGCTAGTGGTGTAGACACCACCAACCGTTCGATTTACATCGACGCAATCGAACTTGACATCGATACCGGGGTGCCGGGGAGATTCATGAAAACCCCTGTTTAAATATGGCTACTCCCGGTCAAGTCGTTGGTGTCGGCAAGCTGATCACCCCCGGAGGCCAGCAAGGCCCGAAGGGCGATACCGGAACGGTGCCTGCGGTGTCGTTTTACAACGCCATCGGCAACCCCAATTTCGAGGTTGACCAGCGCAATGTCGGCAACACGGTCAACCCGGTCAGCGGCACCGGAGCGTTCGCCCAAGACCGGTGGTTTGTCGGGATGTCCGGCACCATGACGGTGACTGCCGGGCAGAAGACGGAAGCTGTCCTGATCCCGGCAACCAATTTCCAGATCAGTTCCAAATTCCTACGGGTCACCCTGACCGCGCAGGAAGCTTCGATGGCTCAATTCGACAGCCTGAGGCTGGTGCAAAACGTGGAAGGCCCGCAAGGGCGGTCACTGGTCAGCAACGTGACCAGCCTGTCGTTTCTGGTCCGGTCCAGTGTCGCCGGTCTGATCTTTGGCGCGGTCCTGCTGGACAATGGCGGCGGCTACACCATTGGCAAGCTCTGCACGATCCCTGCCGCTAACGTTTGGACTTTGATCCAGTTGCCGAATCTGCCGGTCTACCCCGGAGCCAACTGGTTGACCGCTGCCGGGTCATTGGGGTACAACCTCTTTATCTCTCTGGCCTGCGGCTCGAATCTCAGCATTGCCGCACCTAACGTCTGGGCTAATACCGGCACCAAATACGGGGTGAGCGGCCAAGGCAATTTCGCTGCTAGCACAGTCGGATCGACTTTCGACCTTGCTTTTGTCCAGCACGAACCCGGCCCGACCTGCTCGACCCTGATCGACAAGCCGTTCAGCCAGAATCTGGACGAGTGTCTGAGGTACTTTCAAAAGACGTACTCGTATGCGACCGCGCCGGGAACTGCCTCAACTGCGATTGGAACAAGAGGTGGAGCTGCTCTTGTAGCCAGTGGGACTGGTGCCTATGGTGGTTTCCCCTTTTACAAGCCAATGGCCAAAGTTCCAACGGTGACATTTTACGACTGGACAAGCGGAGCCGCAGGCGCGGTGCGCGATGCCGCAGGCGTTAGTCATGCCAGTGCCGTTGCGGTCAATACATCAGACAGCGGATTTCAGGCAGTTAGTTTTGCGACGGGAGTCACTCAGCCAATGGCTGTCAACATTCACTACACCGCCGACACCACATGGTAAATTTATGAGCGACCTAATCACCGACGAGATTTTTACGGACGGGCAATCGAACATTGCCGCTAGCAACATGAACGGGATTATCGGTCGGGCACGGGCGCAACCCGACCTGATCGCCAACAAGGTTGCTAGCAGCACTTTGAACGTAGCCGACCAGATGTTGATCCTGAAGACCGACAACACGCTGGCCCGCGCCCGGTTCGATACCATCGTCAACTCGACCAGCTCATCCCTGCCGGTGGCGGACGCGACCAAGAATGGGATGCTCCGGCAGGTCAGCGGAAAAGCCACGGATTTCGTGGACGGAACCAATAACTGTCAACCAATCGCCAATCTTCTGCCTCCGGGGATGGTGGTGGATTTCGCGGGTCCGAACATCCCGTCCGGATGGTTTCTCTGCAACGGTCAACTGGTTAGCCGGACGCTTTACCCCGGCCTGTTTTCCGCCATCGGCACCACCTACGGCGCGGGCGACGGGTCAACCACTTTTGCCGTGCCGAATTTTCAGGGACGGGTCGCTGCCGGTGCCGGAGGCAGCTTCGGCGCTCTGGGCGTCTTGGGAGGCGCTGCTACCGTGGTGCTGGCAGTCGGCAACATGCCGAGCCATTCGCATTCCATCACCGACAAGGTTCACAGTCACACCGCCTCCGCATCCGATTCTGGTCATACCCATCCTTATAGCGCGGTGTTTAATAGCGCAGGCGGCAGCTATCAGGGAGGCAATCCTTTCAGCCCGAGCACCGGAACGACCGGCACTGGGTTTGCCAATATCACCGTGTCGGTGGCCGGTGCCGCAACCGGGATTACCGCGACCAACGCGGCGGGCAGCGGGACGGCTTTTAGCATTCTCAATCCGTACATTGCGGTGTACAAAATAATCAAACAGTAAGGAGACACCCTTGACAGTCCTCGAATTGGCGACTTTTGCGTGCGAAACCGTGGGGGACATCTCGCCCGAGACACTGGATTTCGCCAAGCGGGCGGTCAGGCTCAAGTATGCGGTGATGTACGACGCCCATGCTTGGCGGGAAAGTATGCGGCTCCTTGACGGCTACCCGCTGGACCCGGACGCTAACGGTCACATCTTCCTGCCACTGGACGCCGAGGAAGTGATCTTTCTGTCCCTTTCCACCGACGGTGTCAATTACGCCCGGCTGGTCTACCGCGAACGCGACTGGATCGAGAGGTTCGCCGGGAACGCTGCTAGCGTGGCCGGACGCAACCCGTTCTATTACCGGGCCGAAAATCTGGCGTGGCCGTACCTGAACCCCGGACAACTGACGTTCACCACTTATGACTCGGTGCTCTTTGTCCTGTTTATTTCGGGCCTCGATATAAACGGAAACACCGTCCAAGAGACGTACAAGATGCAGGCGGTGATCAACCCGGACAACACCACCAACCCGGCCATCGTCACCACCGTCAATTCGTTTGTCCAGATCAACGTCCTTTCCAAAGGCGGCACCACCATGCCTCTGACGGTCCTGCCGCAGTTCCCCGGCGCTAGCACGCCGACCGTCATCCCGGCCAGTATGAGCGCGGCGGTTTACACCCAACTGGTGCTTTACCCGACGCCGGTCACGGATCAGCAGCTCTATTACCGGGTACAGGTCAAGCTGAAGCCGGACCCGCTGGACAGCGATTATTCGGTGCCGCGGGTCAGTCATGTCACAGACGCCTTGATCGAGTTCACGCTAGCAGCTCTTTACAAGAAAGGTCGACAACTGAACAAGGCCGACAACTCGGAGCAGAAAGCCATCGCCCACGTGCAAGCTGCCGTGAACGTCGAGAAGAACCAGTCCGAGATGCGGCAGCAGGTGGTCCCGACCTTGTACGATACCGGCGATTACCTGAACGAAGGCGATTATGTCCGGGTGACCAGTTCTTATCCGTGGGGATAACCGATGCCGGAATGGAACTCCCAGCTTGATGATGAGGTGCTAGCAGACGGCAGCATGCCGATCTCCGGCGTGAACAACGCTTTGCCGCCAAGCTCCATCGACCAATCGCTGGCGGCGGACGCCATCAACCGTCTGGCCGAGCCCGACAGCGTGAACCGGCCAAGGCCGGGCCTCAGGCAAAGAGTCAAGACGCCGGTCAGCTTCGATTCCATTCACCATGTCGGCACCGGCAAGTTCGTCTGGAACGATGCTAGCAACTGGTTCCTGTACGATTCCCGCGCCGTGACCGATGTGGCGGTTCCGGGCGGGCCTGCGTGGGGGCACGGCGACCAGATCTATTCTGCACTCTGTGATCAAACGCTCTATTTCACCAGAGGCGACAACCTCTGGAAATACACGCCTTCCGCCAACGCTTTCGCGGCGGTGACCACCCCGGCACCGTTCAACGCCATCACCAAATATCCGCTTTGGGCCTTTGGGAGGTTGATCGTCGCGATGGCG